TGGATTTTTATTCCTATCTATGGCTTCGTGAAAAAGATGGCACCTTCCCAACTGGTATTCCTTATTATGCTGGGAAGGGAAAAGGTTTGCGGGCCTTCAAGAAACAAAAGCATTTTACTAATCCTCCAAAGGATAAAGTTAATATTATTATCCTTCCAATGGAAAATGAAGCAATGGCATTTGAAAGCGAGATTGCTCTGATTGCTTTGTTTGGGCGGATTGATAATGGAACTGGATATTTGCGAAACTTGACTGATGGTGGAGAGGGAGGTAGTACACGTGCAGGTCGTAAACATTCAGAAGTCACCAAACAAAAGATGCGTGAAGCAGCAAAAGGAAATAGAAATGGTGTTGGTCAAGAATGGTCGAAAGAAAGAAGAGAAGAGCTAGGTAGAAGTAAAAAAGGTAATACATATATGTTAGGAAAACACCATTCGGATAAAACTTGTAAAAGATTAAGTGATGTTAATAAGGGTAAACAACTCTCCGAAGAGCATTGTAAGAAAATAAGTGAATCTTGTAAAGGGAGAATACCTTGGAACAAAGGAAGGGTATTAAATGGATCAAGTACAAAGTAACTTGGCATCGGGTATCCTTGATCAGTTCCACGTCTCACTCGGTCTGAATCTACAGACCAAGCTGCAGGATTGGCCTGGTCGCCAGAACTTGCAATACGGATCTATGAAAGGCTTGATGAATCAAGACTGGCACAGTTTGTCAGACTTCAAGTTCCAGATGAATCTATATTCGTCCACAAGTCATACTTTGCGTATCGCCTGGGGCATAATCAAGAATCTGGTTTTGAACAATGCGAAGATGCTAGCTACATTGATTCATCTTCCTGCATTTGGCAGTGTACCACTCGGAAGCCAAGTATTGTCCTTGGTAGGTATTCAGAATGTCCTGGTTGCGCCGCAGGATATTCTTACTAGCCAGGCATCTTTCAATAGTACAATCAAGTCGGTAAGCTAATGAGCTTTAAGCCTATCAAGTTCAGCTATACTCCGCCTCCGACACTCCCACCCAACAGTGTGTTGCAGCCAAGCACTAATCCAGTGGGAGCTTCGGTAACTACTTCCAGTGCATTCGGAAGCAGTGCGGCGGCTAATAGCAATGCCGCAGGGTTGGTGACTAGACTGTCGGACTTGAGTGATACGGCGGAATACTTGCAACAGGCTATATTATCATTAGTCCAGGGGTTGGGAGTCACATTTGATTTGTCAGCTAATCCTGATTTGGCTCGCGCATTATCCCGTATATACAATGTGACGGATGCTCCAACAGCTATGGATATGGCGATGTACACGGAGTTGTTACAGACTGATATCAACTTCCTTCGATTTGATTTGTTGAACGCGCCAGATTCCCCAGTGCAGATTCAGCCATTGCAGCGCGCGGATGTGAGTCTGGCTAGTAAGGCTTTTGAGAGTGCCTTAATCAGTACTGGGCAATATAACCAAACTCTTCCTGTGCTGCTTCGTTCATTGCAGGGTGATCAAGTAGTCTTTGATTCCTTGACTAACACTCTGACGAACTATCCTATTCTGTCGGTGCCGCAGTTGACGCCGGCTCAGTTAGCTACCACTCAGAATCCATCAGGTTCTTCCGATCGTGATCTGAATGGTGCTTCGGTTGATGTTAGTGATGATTTGTCGGAGCAACTAAATGGAGTACTGGATCAGTGGCAACAAAGTTATGCGGGGATCTATCAGGTGGTGGCTTCCCCCGATCCAACTGAAACGTCGTTACCGTCTGTCGTGGCTGCGTTATCTACTCAGCCAACCTCGGACCTTAATAGGATGATAGCAATGTTGCAGAACCTGGTTGCTTTCCAGCACCAGCCTGCAATAAAGAATGCGCACGATAGCGTTGATAATCAGCTTCTTCCGAGACTGCTCAGTGATGTGGGATCTACCGCTGGTGATCTTGATTATCTGGCTCAAGTAGCTGTAGGACCAGCAGCCAGTTTTGGTGGTTCCATAGGAACGTTGCAATCTGCTATGGCTTCGTTCAACATTGGTAGTATATTGAATGTAGGAGTAACTGGTTCGGTGTCTGTTGCTGCTGGCGGTTATAGTCCGCCCCCAATCACCGCGGCACAACAACAAACACTAGATGGGATACCAGAAGGTCTGCAGATATTGAGTGCCAACCTGTCCTGGTCGCAAGCAGCATCAACCAGACAGTCGGCAACTATCTCAGCTTCCATACAGCGCTTGAGTTTGCGCAAGCTAACGAACCAGGGGAATACGACTGAGTTCTTGACCAGTCTGAAGTCATTGAGTTCTTCGCTGGGTATTATTCAGTCGATCGTGAAGTCGGGCGCCAATAATCCAACAGCTGTAGGTAACACTACTAGCTTAAATACAAATGTGGTGTCTCCCAATGTCGGACTCCAATCATTCGGAACGCTTGTTAGCTCCTTATCATCGCAAAGTGGGTCATCGTATAGTGTGGACGGGAACACCCTCGTTGTTACGCCCCCGGCTATACCTACTGCTCCGACGAATGTTCAAACCGTACTTCAATCGGGTGGTGTTAAGCAAATAACTACCCAGCAACTGCGTGTTCCGATTAATCTGTCTGTATAAGGTGTGCTATGCCTAAGGCTAAAAAGCTTACAAAACCTATTGAAGAGCCGCTCATTACTCCACAAGAGCAAAAGTCGCTCAACCTACAACTGCGTATCGACAATCTTGAGCGCAAGAAGAGAGGCCAGCCTTACGGCAAATCCTTCGCTGTTGTAGATCTGAAGAAGAGCAAGAAGAAGCTCGATCCTATTCTCCTTGGCTTGGGTGATCGTAGCCAGCATAGTATTCAACAGCTGACTGTTCCTGAGCGGATCCGCGGAGCATACGAACTATTCAATACCTGCACTCCTATGGAATCTCGCTCAAAGGATCCTTTCACATGGAAGGATAGAGACACTGAGCAAGCGTCGTTTGATAAAGTGATCAAAATGCTTGATGCTGCTCCTAGTTCCGAAGATCTGCCACAGCTTGAGAAGAAGATCCGCAAAAAGATTGAGCAAGAGAAGGACTATCTTAATAGCTACTACGGCCATTATGGTACGATTCTGCCTGAGTACGATCAGTATGAACCATTCACAATGATCGATACCGAAGCGTATCTCATGCAGGCTACAAAGCGCAAGCACTCCTTGATGTTCCGCCAGGGCTTCAAGATTGAAGGCATGAGCTCCCGCTTTACTAAGTATATCAATAGCCGCATCAATCAGATTGGCTATATGATGGGAATGACACCAGAGAACTTTATCAAGGACATTCTCTACAACTTGCTTATTATCTCGAACTGTTTCTTGCTGAAGATCCGTGATGAAGAAGCTTCGGGCGGTGAACCGAATGAGAAGAATGACGATAAGATTCCCGTAGCTGCTTATATGATCCTGCCTCCTCACTCTATCTTCCCGTTCGTTAATCAGAAAGGTGAGATCATTAAGTGGCGCCGTTACTATGGTAGCGCGCGCAAGTACAAGGACTACAGATTGGAAGACGTCGTCCATTTCAGATGGGACGTCAAGCCAGGTCATGTCTATGGCACACCACGAACCGTATCCGTGCGAGACGATATTTTTGCTCTCCGCCGTCTTGAAGAAAATGTGGAAATGCTCCTCATTAACCACCTTTTCCCACTGTTTCATGTTAAGGTCGGTTCAGAGGATGCACCCGCTACCATGTTGGTTGACGGGATCACAGAAGTCGACCTTATCAAGGCAGAACTTGAGAATATGCCTAAAGAAGGCGTATTCATCACTGACGAACGTGTCGCCGTAGATGTAGTTGGTATCAAGGGTGAGGCTCCCGATCCTAAGGAGATAATGGCTCATTACAAGGCTCGTATCTTTACTGGCCTGGGTGTATCTCCGATTGATATGGGTGAGACTGATACAGGCAACCGAGCCACAGCTGAGAATGTATCTCAGAACTTGAAGGATTCAGTGAAGTCTGATCTGAACTGGTTCTGTGGTCAGTTCAAGATGTTCATATTCAAGGAGCTATTCGAAGAGAATCCAACTAAACTCTCCGTTCAGAATGCCCTTGCTGATGTCGACCTGGTCTTTCCAGATGTTGATGTTGATGGTCATATCAAGTGGCAGAATCACGTTCTTGAAGTATTCAATAACCATTTGCTTACTGAAGATGAAGCTCGTCGTGAACTACAGCGTGTTCCTTATACTAAGAAGGATGCTCAACTTACTCACTATGAGTTGCATGTTAAGAACTTGCAGCAGTCGGGTATCGCCCTAAAGAATCAGGGTATGATTGAAGCCATGTATGTTCGTGGCGCCGAAGCAGCTGGGGAGAAGGGTAAGAAAGGCCCCAGCAAAGCCAGCAAGGGAGCTAAGTCCGTTGCT